ATGATTATGATCCACAAGATCCAACACCAGAAGAATATCGTAAAGAGATGGAAGAACTTACAATCGAGCAATTGATTGAAGAAACATCAACTGGAGAGGGATATACTCTTGAAGAATTTATGGAGAATTGGGTATGAATATATCTTGTGATCGATGGGTTGTTTCGTGGAAACGTGAGAAGAAAAGTGGTTACATTTCAACTCAGCAGGTTGTAGTTTATGGGATTGAAAATGTTGAGCACGTAATCAACACAATGGTTCCGACAGATGATTGGAACGTAACACCAGCATGACATCAAAAGAAAAACTTTTATTTGTATCATCGTTTATTTGGTTTCTACATTGGGGTCAATGTCTCACATCTATCATTCTGGATACGGTTATTCTAAGATCATCTGTGAGGATGTTACCTCTTGGTTTTTGAATAACTTTTTTCCACGCCACAAAATTGATGTGGATATCATTCACCGTGGATTGATACGTGAAAATGTACTGGGGTATTGTGATGTTATGGGTCATAACTATCGTCCCCGTCATTTTATGATTGAACTTCAGACTGATATGTGTAAGGAGTTGTATATAAAAACTCTTTTGCACGAACTGACGCATCTGAAGCAATGGGTAGATGGTTCTCTGCGCTTTCGCAGTGGAAAATTGTGTTATTCACAAGAACCCGTGGAAAATTGGGACTATGAGCATCAACCACACGAAATTGAGGCAAGAGAGGAAGAAGTAAGGTTATATGATTGGTATATGAGTGATACTTTTGGTGTGTCGGATGGAAAAGTGGCACAGTAAGCGTTCCTGAACCGCCTGAGGGCAGTATAATTACAAAGTAATCAAGAGGGAGCAATGATCAGGAACAAAGCACGAATGATCAGAATCATGGCCAACTGCACTGATTCGGACACTCTCACTCGTGAACAAAAATTTGAAGTTTTCTGCCGAGTCTGTGACAACATGCTTGCAGAGGGCAGAATCACTAAAGTAAACCACAAACGCTGGACAGAAATCTGGTGATGAAAACTACAACAGCAACTTACAACATTCGCATTGAGTATGGTGACGGTAATGTTGAAGACTTCAACCGCACGATGCCAACCAAACCCACAACACATAAGGGTATTATGGCACAGAATGACCGATTAGTTCGGTGGGTTGATAAGTATGTTGGCAATCGTGATTGCAAGCGCCACACTGTAACTCCTCTTTTTTCCTGAATCATGCCAATTGACTTCCCAATCTACAAGAAACAACTTCCTCAAGTGTGGTTAGAAGATGGCAAGTTTATTATTGAATCCGACTCGTTCCGTTATGTGATTGCAGATGATTTGAAACTATTGTTTAAGTTATGCAGACGTTTTAAGTCTGACGCTATCGCACAAACTTACGTCACTAACTAACAATGTTCAACACTACTTCCGATCTGTTCAAGTTCAACAACACCAATGATCATGATGAAATGATTGATGCTATGGCAGAGACTTACTTCAAAGCAATGACAACTTGTGCCGCAGATAACCGCAATTTTGATGCTATTGCGTGTTATCAGGAATGGATTGTTGATCGTAAAGATCCTCAAGATGGTGGTGTGGAGATATTCTTTGCACCTAATCTTACACTTGAAAGAGAAAAGAAATAAAGACTGGGTGTGCCAGTGGGTAAGGTGACCACCAAACCTCCACAGGGCACCCCCACACTGCTATAATTACAAAGTAATCAAGGGAACACACCCCATGCAACTGACCAACTCTACCGTTATCGTTGATTTTTTCCCTGAAGCTTTGATCGCTGAGGCAGATGAGAATAAAGGTATGAAAGTTGTTGTCAAACGTTTCAACAAACGTGTTACTTTCCGTGCCAATGGTATGAAATCATATAGCACAATTGGTATGATTGATGCCAAGCATGAGTGGGCATCCCGTATTGCTAAAGGTGCTGAGGTTACTGATTACAACATTGAGAAAATGCCTGCTGATGAGTATAGACCTCTCTATTGCTGATGTTATACGTTCTTCCTGTTATCATTATCATTTTTTCACTTTTCTCATGATCACTGCTACTTCTGCTGATTGGGTTGACTTCTGGGAAAACGAAATATCCAACAATATTGAAATGAATCAAGAACAAATTACTGCAATGATGAGTGTTTCCGAAAACATTCAGGAAATGATTGAGGTTGCTGGTGAATTGTGGGAACTGAGTGACTTTGAAGTAACTTCCTTGTGTGGTATGGTTGCTGATGCATTTGCTGAGAAAGGTATCAAGATGGAGGCACTGATTTGAAAAATATTACATCTCAACGTGATATGCATATTGGTGAACTTGACAAAAGTATCATTGAATTGTCTAAGCGTAAGTTGAAACTTCTCCAAGAAGTAACAGAAATCAACGAATTCATCTCTTTTCTTCGCCAACAACAAGAGGATCTTCTTAATGTCCATGAATAAAATCAGCAATTTTGACCTTGAAACAATCATTGAAGGACTTGAAGATGCTGTTAATGTTTGTTATACAGCACCGAAGAATCCAGAGAAACAGGGTTACCCCTATGCAACAGGTTATTCCCGATTAGCAATGCAGACAGCAATTGAAAATCTTAAAACCCTGATGCACTTGCAGGCACAATATGATTTAGAGACGATGTGATATAATTAGTGTTGTAGAGTTCAAAGTAATTGGAATGACTCACGAAAAGCAGGTAGCACTCAATGTTCAAGAAATTGGAGTTTTACTCTCTGCTCTACAACTATTAGATTATGCTGATGAACATCGTATTGCAAAAGCATACGGTAGTGCTCCTTCACTTTACGACCGATTAAAGACCATCTACGATGGCATGGACACCTCAATCTGTGAAACAAAAGATGACCAAATCTGCGAACCTTCCTTCTGAATACACCACTTGGATTGACAACATGTCTACTTCAGTAACTCCTGCTACTAATCCTGAATTGTGGTATCAATGGTATGCAATCGTCAAAGAGGATGCGCCAGAAATTGTAGATCAATTTGTTGAGAATACTGCTGCTAAGATGGAAGTTACTGTTGATTACTTCATGAATGAATTTCTCTAATGGGGGAAGAAATTGAACCGAAAGTAATAAAAGATGATGTATTATCAGCACTTCAGCAGGTAGAAAACATTATTGAACTGACAGCGAACAATGAACACAAACAATTCATTTACATGCATCTAAATCCAGTTTATTATGAACTACAGCGACAGTTGACTAATCTAAATGATTCTGCTAATATTACTAAGGAAAAACAAAAGGAGCAATGAAGAATCTTTATCTGGTTGAATACTGGGTTCCTTTCCCTTCATCTGAGTATGGTGGAATGGTCGCAGTAGTTGCAGAAGATGACCATGAGTGTCACGATGTTCTACTTGATTGGCGTGATGACCTTGACAGTAAATATGATTCAAATATCATTACACAAGTAAAAAGAGCACCGAAAGTTGCTGTCATTGCAGAAGAAACATCCCGTGTTGTTGAGGCATTTACTACCTAATGGAAAAACTATACAAAGTAATGGAATTTACCACGACTGGGTGGGAAGTTCCTGGAGATGAGTTTAAAAAACTAACCAAAGAAGTTGCAACAGATAGAATCAACTATCTTTTGAATGAAGGTATTAGTCCCGATAGGATTAAAGCAGTTCCCGATAATGATTGAACTACCCCCAGATTTTCACCATGAACCACCAACAGGATACAGATATCAAGTCGTTCAGAAGGACGCTTCTACTGTTGCAATTTGGACTGTATGTAACCCTGGGTTTGTTTACAATGATGGTAATGACATTCGTTGTATCTGGGGATTCTACAAACCAAAAAGAGGGGAATACTATGCACCAATCAATTCAAAAAAAGTTGGAAGTAAGGTAGATGTAAATAAAACAACTCCATATACTGCAATGCAGCTAAACCTAAATTCATTAGAAGCAATATTGTATTCATGACCTATACTCCAAAGATCAATGATTATGTAATATGGAATCATCACGGTATCATACATGAAGGATGGATATACTTTGTTGATAGTGCTTATATTACGATTGAGACTGGAGTAAAACCTAAACCTAATTGTGAGTATACCAGAGAAGAGAAACACAAGTATATTCATACTTTGCTTTGTTGTTTCCCTCATCAGTGGAAGGATTTGTCTTATGTGAAGAGTCGGAAAAGCGTTTATGATTAATGAATATAAATCACAACAGCATTGTTATAGTGATCCACAATGAGTAGATATCGAATTCCTTTATTCCCTGTATCAATATTTCAAAGTTCTGTGGGAGATAATAGTAGAATACAGGAATTAGTATACCCAATGATAAAAAAATCATCAGGTAAACATGATAATCCACCTGATGGATGGTTGACCAATAAATTAATTACGTCATTTGAGGATGATGAATTTAATGAAAGTATTATATCAGAAGATGGACCAAATAACGAAATAAAAGATCAGTATATTAAAGTAATGGGGGCATTTTTTAATACATCTTTTGAATGTGAGATCAAAGATATATGGTATAATTATTACATAGATCAAGAGTATCAAGAATCACATACACATTTTGGTAGTTATAATGATCCAAATCATTATGCATGTGTTCATTTTTTGAGTTATAATTCTGAAATACATTCACCACTAACATTTGACGATCCTCTAAAATTAGTAAGATCGGGTTCACATGAAATAACAGGATTTTCTGGTTATTCCGATAAATTTCATGTAAACGCCAAAGAAGGTGATTTAGTAATGTTTCCTTCATACTTGGAACATGAAGTTAAAGCAGGATTACCAACACCAGAGTATCCAAGAATAACAATTTCATTTAATGTTAAAATAACTAAATTTGGAGATGAGATAGAAGAAAATGAACCAAGTTAATGTATCTGATAATTATTTTACCGAACGCCAACATCAGTTTATACTGACTTATTGTGAAAATTGTTCTTATAACTATGGTGAGGTTGATAATGCAGAAACACCTCCAACTGGGTTGATTCATGATATACCACCAACAGAAGAAATATATCCATTGATTGAAAGAAGGATTGAACAATCAATGGGTCCTGATGCTGATAAGTATACACTTTATCGGATGTATGTAAATTGTTTTGCACCAAGAGAGATCGCATATTTTCATACTGATGGTGATGAAGGTGAATTGACATTCTTGTATTATCCGAATATGGAATGGAAACCTGATGATGGTGGAGAAACTCAAATATATGATACTGATTTTATTAAAGGTGTTCCACCAATACCAAATAGAATGGTAATGTTTGACGCCGCTTTATTGCATAGAGCAACATCATTTAGAGATCATCATCGCTTTACTATTGCAATCAAGTATACTTTGGTTGATAAATAAAAAAAAGTCCGTTGATAAATGACTGTTAACGTTAATACGCAGAAAGCACTTGGTGGAAATAATCCCATTAAATTGAGTGGTGGATCTGGTGATGCTAATAACAGTATTGCTGGATGGTTTGAGGCACCTCAAGGTAGCTCAGTTCCTTTTAGTTCTTTTTATAGGAAAACAGATAAAGATCTAACGAGGAATGATTTTGATTTCAATAATAACAATGTATTTGTTCCTGATGCAACTGAGAACGCAACAGTTGCAACTTCAGGTCCAATTAGTTTCAGTGATTTCAGAGGGCAAAGTAACCAGGGTGTTATAAAAGAGTATGTCATTACACAGTCTAATCATAGTGTATCTTTAGACCTTGATGGTCAAAGTTGGAATAGTAATCTGAATAAAAACGTTCCTAAAATTGCAAATATCAATGGAAGATTGACGAGTGGAACCGCACCAACAGGACAATCTTATTCTGGATATAATCATAAAACCGGTTCTGCATTGCATTTTGATGCTGAAGCATATAATTTGAATATTGATGTTGATACTGCAACTGGAGATACTAATAACTTTAATAATGACACCGGTGTTTTTGGTCATGGTGGACAAGGTGGAACTACCAATCAGACCAATGGAAATGCTGGTGGAACTGCCATGTATGTGAGGCAAGTTTCAAATAGAGGTGGCGCAAGTGCAATCATTAGGGTTAATACCAATAGTGGAAGAATATTTGGTGGTGGTGGAGGAGGAGAAGGAGGAAGAGCTGGAAATAATGGAAATCCCAAACAATGTCAATTTTTTACCACTTCTGATGGGAATACCTTTAATACAGGTGCCACAATTCGTTCTAAAGATTCCTGTAATAATAATTCAGCTTCTCATTGTGATTCTAATAAACTTGAATATGGTGTAAATGGACAACCAAATCACATGGCAGGTGGTGGATGGAGAGGAACATCATGTAATGGAACTGGTGGAAGAAAGAGATGTCGTGGTAGTGATAGATTCAGGGGAAATGCGGGAGATATGGGATGTTATAAGAATGTGACGAAAAGATGTAAATACAGGCACAGATATACTGGCAATACTCCCAGCGGTGGTGCTGGTGGTGGAGGAGGACAAGGTAAAGGCGCTAATGGACCTGCTGGTGCTGGCAGTGCTGGAGGTTCTAAGACTAATTCTAATTGCACTATTGGACCTAATCCAACTGCTTATAATAGCGGAAGGGCACCAAATAATGGAACCTCTGGAAAATCTGGTGGTGGATTTGGTGCTGCTGGTGGTAATAATAACAATAGAACTGGTGCTGGTGGTGCCGCAGGATATGCATTGTTCACACCAACAAAATCACAAGTTTATCTAACAAATACCAGTAATAACAAAGGACCGACCTGATATTGACAATATAAATTATTATGCTATGATTAAATTGTGAAAATACAATTATGACTGAAGAAGAAATTATTCGACATGTATTTGATTGCTTCAAAGTTTGGAGTTCTGATGAAGATTCTGTATGTGGGTGGTGTCTAACTCCTGAAGAGGAAAGGCGCATCAAAATATGTGAGAGTTGTGAATGGTTTATTCAGGATGAAGATCCTACATATGATACTGAAGTTAGAAGATCATGTAAATTATGTGGATGTCCAGTTGATAGTAAGGCAATAGAACCCTTGGAAAGTTGTCCGATAAAGAAATGGGAACAGCATTTTGAAAGTTTTAAGGTAACAACCTATGCAGACATTAAAAGAAAACTCAACAAAGAATGAAGAGAATCAGGGAGAGATTCCTGGTCGTTATGAGGATTTTATTGGCATTTATGATAATGCTTTAAGTCCCGAGTTTTGCAATGTAATTATTGAGGCATTTGATCACTATCACCAAACCAATGCAGTATGGTGTGAGAACGATCAATTTGAAAATACGATTGCGGGACGATTTGATTGGGCACTTGATTTATCACATATGTCAGGCACAATGGTAGACATGCCAGAACGTGATTTGAATGATGTATTGATGAGTTGTTTGAGTCAATACACTCATAAGTACGGGCATCTGGCAAAGATTGCAATGTATTCGACCACACAAAAGATACAAAAGACACCTGCTGGTGGTGGTTATCATGTATGGCACGATGAGAATTCAACATTAGTACATGCTTCCAGAAAGGTTGTATGGATGTTTTATTTGAATGATGATTTTGAGGGAGGAGAGACTGAGTTCCTGTATTATCACAAGAGGATAACACCAAAGAGGGGAACATTATTATTATGGCCAGCAGGAATGACTCATGCACATAGGGGTGGATTGGTTACAAAAGGAATGAAGTATGTTGTAACGGGGTGGTTTCATGTCGCAGAATGAAGAGAAGAAAGAGATGCCAGGATTGGCAGAACAGGGAAGGAATTTAGTTGATTTAATGAAGGATGTCGGAGGGGACATTTTTGCTGGGCAGAATATATTTGCAGAACAATTTGAACAACAACGTAGGTATGATATATGCCAAGCATGTCCCAGTTTTGAACATGGTAGGAAGAGATGTAGGGAGTGTGGATGTTTTATGATGAATAAGACTGCATTAAGAGCAGCAAAGTGCCCATTAAAGAAGTGGTAAATTATCAGTTGCACAATATATTTCCAACCAGTGTATATGTTGGAGAGATGGAAGATCATGCACGGCACAAGGAAGTATTTTATAGAGAGATCTATCCAAAGTATGAGTTTCCACGTATAGAAGAAAGCAGTGGAGATATTAACACTGTATCGGAACACGAGGGTAAACCGATTATTCATACGGAAGAATGTGCGGTGGCAATGATGAAAGAGATCACCAAACATATTAAGATCTATTATATGGAGATCTTAGGATTAAGGGATGTATTTGATGTTTATCATACAAAGAGTTGGATCTCAAGGAGTTATGGTAGTGAGGAATTAATTCCAGAGCATCTACATGCCCCAGCACATATATCTTATGCCTATTATGTAAATGCCCCAGAAGGATCACATGCATTATCATTTTATGATAAGAAGAAGGGTAATGAGTTATTTCAGAGTGTACTTGATTACTACCATGAGGATGATACATTCATAGATCAGTATACATTTGAATCAACTCAGAAGTATTCTCTTCATACTAAAGAAGGAACAATATGCATATTTCCAAGTAAGACTCCTCATGGGACAGATTCTGTATCCGAGGTTTTTTCTGGCGAGCGACTTGCGATATCCGGTGACTGTATCATAACGCTCAAAGAATCAGAGAAGATGAAGTATTCGGTGGGGTATATAAACCCGAAGTATTGGCGCACTTATTAGACGTAGAACCACATATAACCACGCCATGTGTATCTACCTTTACTTTTAAGAGATGCTGTTAATGTGGTTCCGTGAGTGCCATTCCCTAAACGTCTGATAGCATCTGCTTTAGATTCAAAGAAGATCTCTTCCCATGTGATCTTATGAATACCTTTCACTGGTTTCTTTTTAGTTTTGTGTTCAAGCAGCTTCCATCTATGACCATATGAGATGTAACCCTTACGTGCTGATTTTAGTATGTTAGCGTTACGGTTTGGATTACCTGCAAGTTCTGCTGCCGCAACTCTTGCATTCTCCCACTCTTTTAATTCGCCTGTTTCTATGTTCATACTCTGAATACGTATACCAGAGTGTTTACCAGTTCCTCTATTTTCATCTGTAAATGTAGGAAGATTCTTAGGTTTCTTCTCTATAACTGTAAAGGTCTTAGTAGGAGTTTCTTCTATTATATGATCACTATCATTGTATTCTGGTTTATATCTTCCTATCCAATACTCTGTTTTCTCAATAAGATCTAATTTATTACAGGCATCTATTTCTTTTATATTGAATGTATGATTACCATACTTACGCATTGCAATATGTAATGGTTCTTTGGACATACGGTTAGCACACTCAATATGGTGTTTCCACTCTTTATTGAGCATACTTGTGGTGTTTCCGATGTATTTGTGTCCTGTATCTGTGTTGATGATTAGATATACACTGCCTTGCAAAACTACCCTCCAGATGGTATTATAAATAACGGTTATTTTATATTATCTAGGATATGTTGTATTTTAGAGAGTGTTTTTTATAATAATTTGAGTTAATGTATAATGATTCTCAATTGCAATAAGTAATTCTCATTAATGTTGGGTATTGCTGAGTATTGTGTGTTAATGTGTGTTCTTATTGTAAGTTTAGCGAGCGTAGCATGGGACGCGGAGTTTGTCAACCCACGGGGCGCGATTTTCTGGGCGAGATTAGAAGATCTTATATACGCTACGAGATTTCTAGACGAGATATATGTTACAATAATGACATAAGTCTCGACTATATACATATATACTACTATGCATCTCGACGAGATATAGGTGTGACAAGAAGGTTGCAATCTCGTCGAAAATACAGTATAATCATAAAGTAAACTAATCAAATCTCGACGAGTTATGTACGACGATTACGATCTAGAATATTCATACACACCTGAATATACATATGATCTCGACGAGACCTATGACATGTGGGCGCAATCATATAATGCGCTAGATGAAGACGTACAACAAGACGACGAATACGCACGAGATAATGACACATATGAGGCACTTGCGTATCGTCATTACGCATGATATAATACACACGTATACATCACACATCTCGCCACTAGACACATGTACACAACTACTAAGCGCCTGGTTAGTGTCACTCTCGATATAGAGTGTTATGATGACTTGCCCCTAGAAGATTACGACTGGAAAGAAGTCTTAGGTCTTGAAGGTGGCGAGAATGTTCATGTTAACATCAAAGAAATGGCAGATATGTATTGATTGTGCCAGTTCGTGGACTGGTTTAAAGATGATCTATTCTCAATAGCAAGATCTTATTGAGAATAAAACCAATTGTAGAAGTGGCACACAACCCCTTGCGGATTCGTTCGTGAGGGGTTATTGTTATATCAAGTTCAAAAAAGTTCTCTTGAAAACTTTCACTCCAAACCCA